CTGCAAAAGTCCTAGATTAGCTATATTATCAATTTCAATCGCGGATCCAAGAGATATTGATGCATTACTCAATGCTTTATCTACATCAGCAATAAAAACACTAGATAAACCTCCCACACCGCCTTTGGCTAGTGTTTTTAATTGCTTTGGGATATCAGTTAATGATGTGACCGATTTTGTTAAATCTGTATTTAGTTCTTTAGCAACTGATTCTAAATTTGCAGCTGATGCTAATGCTCCCTTTGCAATGCCTTGCAAATCTAAAGGAATTAAATCTTTCATAATGCCGTCAAAGTCTGGTAATTCAGCTGTAATATTTTTAATATTAGATTGTATTGACGCTGCATTTGCTGCCAATATATTTGCTTTTTTCACCCCATTTACTAATGCTGCATTTAATGTTTTTGGCGTGACAGTTGCACCAGTAACTGGATTAGTAAAAACTGGACCACCCATCTGCGATAAAATCTCTTTCTCAGCATCAGTTAATGCTTTAACCATCTTATCTTTAAGTCCTGGCATATCAGGGGTTAGCGTAACAATTTGTGGTAATGGAAAATTTGCAATAGTATCTACAACTGGTATTGCATCCGATAATGACTTAATTCCGTTAATAGAGGCTCCAGGAAGAATTGAAGCAAAATCATTTGATGTTAAAGTTTTTGATAAATCTGCAGCATCTGATAAAGTATTTTTTAATTTTTTATAGTCTACAACTTTTTTAATAGAATTTAATTTATTATTTAAATCAGTGACATTCATTTATCCAACTCCCGTACTTGATGAAGTACCAACAACGTATCTATTCCAATATCCATTTGCTGCTTTTATTCTTTCTTCTAAACTTCTTGATTTTTTGTAAGGCTTTCTAGCGCCTAAAGCTGTACAATACGAAGTATTTGTTGATCTCATAAGAGGACTTGGTGCTTTACCTCTCCAATTATATTTTGCGTTTTGTGGCCTCTCGTAATATCTGCATACAATATACGCAGCATCAGCTGGATTTGTGGCCTCTCTTAATTTAGCCCCAGCTCCACTTTCTCCAACACTTAATTCATATATCACCCATCTGCATTGAGCTGATAAAGATCTCCAACTCAATCCATTAGATTCAGCCCATGGGACTATACCCTTTCCAGGATGATTTTCTGATTGCCATCTCTCATTTCTCCATTGAGCAAGACCAAATGCTGGCATTCCTCTATCTGATGGATTAATCGCTAAATTCCAAGGACCACCTCGTATAAAGTTTTTACCAGTTGGATTGGGAGGCCATGTTGTTTTTGAACTAGCTCCAGGTCCAGATTCATATGCAAAGTTTCCCATTAAACCACATACCGCGGATGCACTTAAGCCGCCTTCTAATAATGCATTATATATTTTTTCTTCAGTGTTTGATCCGACCATATTTTTTGCATCGGAAATAATAGTCTCACCATCCGGCATTACTTCTTGCGGTCCTAAAAATTCAGCTTGACTTTGCCCACCTGATCCTTGTACATAAGATCCTGCAACACCGCCATATCTATTAACAGAACCATTTGCCTTTAAAGATGGATCTGACGTTTGTATACTTGTTGGTGCTTGAATAGTTGTAATAGTTCCTATAATTAATGGTATCTGGGAAAGCTTTCCATCTAAAAACATCCCATAAACCATTGCGTTTTGTGATATTTGTGGATTAGCTCCTGCGCCACCAATACCTTGCTCAGTAGTTGGTATTACCACTTGAGCCCAAGGTAAATCTTCGTTAGGAATATCGACTTCATTATCGTGAATTCCAAAGATTCGAATTTGGTATCTGCCCATCTGAGATAAATCACTATTACTGACAACTCTTCCTAAGAAAAATCGTGGATCATCTCCCCAATAGTATGCCATATTTAAACCCTTATCTTTTTTGTAAAGCTAGTCTTACTAATTTTAGTCCTACTGAATAACCATCATCTACACTAAAAGTATGCTCAGCGCCATAAATTATATATTCACCTGATCTTCGAAGATCTAATAAGTCACCTTGATTGTTAATGCCTTCTTGTATCGGCTGTATTATATTCTTTTTAAATTCAACAGAAATTTTATTACCTATTGTAAGATTATTATCTTTTGATAAAAAGTTTCTACCTGGTACTTTTATCTCCAAACCATTTTTTGTTAAAAATGCTCTTGCGGCCTCAGCTTCAATTTTTAATGCGTGGTGACTTAAGTCACCTACTTCATTATAACTTCTCTTTTTATCATCAATACCTCTTTTTGTATTACTAAATGTTTTTGATGTTGATATATTAGTTTTTGTTTCTCCGTTTATTTCCGCAATATTTCTAGCACCAAATTTTAATTTTCCATCATAGACTGGCACATCTCTTGCCTTTAAGATATTTTGATCATGCAAATGATCAAACATTCGTCCAGGATCAAAGTTTACAACACTAATTTCTCCAGAGTACGTATCAATAAAACTATGTACAGAAGTACCTAGGGCAGAAGCTGTATAGATTAATTGATTATCACTTCCAGTATTCATAAAATCAGATATTATAAACGATTTAACGCCATTAGGAACAGTTTGAGCTTCAGATAATAACTGATAAGAATATGTATAAGGCATATGTTGTTCGTTAATCGGACTCATTTTAAGCATAGCTTCTAAACTAACAAATCTTATTCTATCGTCACCCATTGATGCAAATGTGTAAAATGGCATGCCGCTTGGTGTAATACATCTTCTAGAAATCCAACTAATTGCATCAATAGCCGGAAGGTTGGGAATTACAATATTTAATTCACCATCCAAAACAGGGAGTTGATCATCATTGTTATTATACATTAACTCATTATCTAAAAAATACCCGCCACTTGCAGTTGATCGATCTAAAGTTCTGAGCAATGACTGAATTATATCAATAGGATTCCCAGCAAAAGAATCTGCTGATCCTCTGTGGGCGGTAATTTTTTTAAAGGATCTATTAACTGAAGTCACTTTAGATTGATAGGCCCTTTCTTCTATCATATGTAAAGATACCATTTCGTTATTGTCACCGACCTTTTCAGATGACATTACTTCCGTTATAATAAAACGCTTAGTAATAGAAAGTCGCTTGTCAATTTGCTCTTCATCTGTCATAATTTTTACTTCAACACGTTCTGTGCCAGTAAAATTTAATTTATCCGAAAGGCTTTGATTATCTAAAAACGACATTGCAGCAGTTAAATATGGTAAATTTAAATTTTCATAAAATATTATGTCAGAAACAAAACGACTAATATCGTAACCAGCTTCATCATCCCATTCAGACCAACGATCTGCAGTAAGTATCACCGATTGAATATCATATGAAACTGGGTTAATGATTTTATTCTGTTCATACATAGTTTATTATCCGCCGATGACAGTCGAAAATGTTTGAGTTACTTGTCTAATAATACTAGGCTTTAATATTTTTATTCTTTTTAATTTGGAATTTTCGTCTTCAATAAAATCCAGATGTGTTTTTTCAGTAATAAGCGATGATTGAACCTCGTTGTTAGGATTTACATCTATCCAATTTCCGGATGCATCTTCGTAATGGTGTGCACTTAAGTATTCTAATGAGCTTGTTTTTAACTTGGCATTTTCAAAAATGGTAATACCTTCATATTGCGCAGCAAAAGATGGATCTAAAAGTGATTGTGGATCTTCAGCTATTCTGTTAAAATACACTGCTTCACCGTTTTGCCATACGCCGGCTGATCCACTAATAATTACTTGTCCTAAATCTAAATCTTTACGAACAACAGTACCGGTTGCACCACTAAGTGCGCCTTCTAATTTAGAACCTACCTTAAATATTCTAATAAGATCTTGTGCTGGATCTGAATGACCGACATGACCAACACCATTATCATCAGTGCGAAAAACAAGAGTTGTATGTGGATAAGATTCTTTTGCTTGATCTACAATTTCATTATAAATTAAAGGCCATCCCTGCCTTCTTAAATTATCATTCATTAAATAAAATGTCCAATAGTAATTATCACTACCGTATATATTGTATGATACAACATCAGGTCTATCACCTTCTATAATATCATACAGTAAATAACTTTGAGCGCTATTTTTAAATTTATCAATTACGTCAGCATATGCCGATATATTTTGAACCGCGGCGATTGCATTATCGTTTCCGCCAAATTGATATGGTACAACTGGATATGATTGGAAATATGACATTAGAATCCTTCCGCAACAGCATTTTTATCCATTAGTTCATTTTCTTGGAAACTTAGGTCTAGTGTTGTTTCTTGAAAATAACCGCCTTTATAAAAACTATTGGTATTACTTGTGTTATATGTTGCATTAACTGATCTTAAATAACAAGGCTTAAATCTAAACCATTTTGATTTTGAATAAACCTCTGCATTAGAAACATCAGATCGTGTATTTCTATCTAGATCATAATGTAATGAAATTTGTATTTCATTCGGAAATTTGTATCCAGCTTTAACTTCATATTCCGATGTCTCTTGTACCCCGCCACTTGGTGGGCCTACTGTTCTAGTATTTGAGCCAGATATACCAAATGACTCAGGATATAATTCAGTTCTAAAAAATCTGACAATCTTCTCTATTTCTATTGCTTCTTCTTCAGTAGTCGGCTGCATTTTAAATTGAAATCTAAATGTTCGTAATTCTGGTTTATCAAACAATAATGCGATGTTTGGATGCGCTGACGTTTTTAACGCACTTCGTACTGCTCCATCCGCAAAACTATTTTGAGTTAATGACTGTGTAAGTCTAGCTGCAGCGAGTCTTGCAGCATCTTGACCCATACCACCAGTTACTCCGGCAATTAGACTTTTTAAACCATCTGTAGCAGCTGACAAACCACCATCTATAATGCCACTACCGCCTTCAATTCCTTCCTTCATTGACTGCCCTAATATACCTAACGACGGGGTCGAATAAGAAACTCCATCTTGCATATTAAAAGAAGACGGCATGTATAAAACACATCTTTGTTTAGATGGATTTCTTTTAGATTTTTCAAGATGATTTCCTGTAGCGTTATTATATCCATCGATAGCGCCACCTAAAAGTGCATTGTCCTGACCTGCAGCACCAACATTACCGTTTAAAGCATTATCTATGGTACGCAGTACTAATGCCCCTATTCTACTATTTTCGCCTAAAGCTGGCGGAGTAGTAATAATTGGTTGAAATCTTATATACGCTTTAAAATCAGATACATTTTCCCTAGGAAATTGCAACTGCTGTTTTGCTGCTCGTGCAAAATTAGCGCTAGTGGTGGCATTCCTATCTAATGTCATGTGTTTTCCTAATAAATATAGTTAAATTCTGTTAGTTATATTTATATGGGAAAACATGAAAACATACTCCGGTAAATACAAACCTAAAAATCCACAGAAATATAAAGGAGACTATACCAAAATTGTATATAGATCAATGTGGGAGCGCCATTGTTTTAAATGGTGTGATGAGCAAAGTGATGTTATATCATGGTCAAGTGAAGAAGTTGTGGTACCATATTTGTATGAAGTTGATAAAAAATATCATAGGTATTTTGTTGATCTTAAAATTACGTTTAAGAATAAAAAAACTGTATTAGTTGAAATTAAACCAGATAAAGAAACGCGCCCTCCGAAAAACCCAGGTAAAAAAACAAAACGTTATATTACTGAAGGATTGACTTATGTAAAGAATATGAATAAATGGAAAGCCGCCAAAAATTATGCAGATGACCGAAATTGGGAATTTCAAATATGGACTGAAAATACTCTTGATAAAATGGGAATAAGGCCAAAGGGCAAAAGTTTAAAACCACTGCCAGCAATGAAGAAACCTAATAAAAAAGTATAAATAGAGTCATGACAGAGATATTTAAAAAACTAGAATTAGAAGCTTTTCGTGCAGGGATTACTCCTCGCACCAAAGAGTCGCGCGAGTGGTTCCGTAAAAAAATAACTACAATGCGAGGAAAAGAATTTCGCAGAATTAATCAAGGCGCGTTGATGCAAGAAGAAGAGTTAACTCTTAATAATAATACCGATATTGGTAAAATGTGTATGTTTTTCTATGATCCTAAACATAAAGAAACACTACCATTTTATGATTCTTTTCCACTTGTTATTATTATTGGTAAAGCAAAAGGAGGCTTTTTAGGAATGAATCTACATTACTTACCTCCAACTCTTAGAGCTAAATTTCTAGATGCATTAATGACGACGGCATCAGACGATGATTTCAACGTCACTTATGCTACTGTAAAAGCAGCAAGCAATATGAAGTACTATAAACCTACTATTAAACACTATCTTAAAAAACATTTAAAAAGTCGATTAGCAAAAGTACACGCGCCTGAGTGGGAGATAGCTACATTTCTTCCAACTGCGTCTTGGAACAAAGCATCTGGCAGAGAAGTGTATAAAAACTCAAGAGGGATGCTATGAAACAAGTTGACTTAGGAGTTGAAAGATTTAAAAGCATGATGGCACAGGGTCTTGCAAGACCTAATAAGTTTGCAGTTGAATTACCTGCTCTTGGCCCAAATGCAATAGTTTCACAGGTTGCACCCGACGTATCTCCTGCCGACATGATACAGCAAGCCGGCGATCATGCTCGAATGCATCCTACCGGCGATGTTAATTTATTATGCAAATCTTGCACATTACCAATGAGAAGCATACTAACCAACGATCGAAGAATCGGAATGAAATCAGAAAAAGTTTCATACGGGTATAGCGTTCAAGATGTCAATTTTTCATTCTATGAAACAAATGATTATAAAATTCGAGACTATTTTGAAGTATGGATGTCTAGGCAAATTGATTTAGATACTAATGAAATAAAGTTTAAAAAAGGCCGGTTCGGGGGTTATGCAAAAGACGTAGTCATTCATCAATTAGATTCTAATGGAAATGTAGTATATAGCGTTCTTTTAGAGGATGCTTTCCCAATTGCGCTTGCTCAAATAGATTTAGCAAATGATAATAATGGAACTGTTGAAATTACAATTACTATGACTTACACAAACTGGAGAAGTGAAAAGAATTATGTAAGCCAAAGATCCAAAAGAAAAATAGTTAACATTAATCCGATGTTAGCAGCAGTAAAGGCAAGCGAATGGATTAATCCAGATTTAAAAGGATCGTTAAAAACTAGTAGAACCAATGGTCAAAAGAAACCGTGGAAAGATCCAGGTTAAATGAATAATATAATTTTAAACAATGAGGTAATATAATGGCACTACCAGTACTAAATGATAAACCTAAATATGAAATGAGTATTCCTTCTACAGGTCAAATTATAAAATTTAGACCGTACTTAGTAAGAGAAGAAAAAGTTTTAATGATAGCGCTTGAATCACAAGATGCTCAACAAATGTTTGGAGCAATTGTTGATACAATTAAAGCGTGTGTCGACCCGGAATCTGATATTAAATGGAATGACTTAGCAGTTTTTGATATTGAGTATATGTTTATTATTATTAGATCTAAGTCTGTAGGTGAAACATCTAAAATCGGCGTGGCGTGCGCGGAGTGTGAAACATCAAATGAATTGTCTATTAATTTAATTGATACAAAACCAGATCTTCCAGAAATTAGTAACATTATTGAATTAACTGACGACATATCTTTAGAAATGCAATGGCCAAGTTTTAATAGTTTAAATGATCCGACAATGACTAACATGTCACCTTCTGATATGTCAATTCGTATGTTAGGTTATTGTATTAAATATGTTAACACAGCAGATGATAGAATTATTGTTAAAGACGAAGATTCAAAAGCGATTACTAATTTTATTGAATCTTTAAACACTGAGCAATTTGAAAAGATTAAAAATTACACTGATAAAATGCCAACTGTTATGAAAGATGTTGAGTTTGACTGCTCAGAATGCGGTCATCATAATAAAAAGAAACTAGAAGGAATGGCCGATTTTTTTTAATATGTCTCTCCCATGAAAATCTCCTGCACTACTATCAAAGTAATTTTAGGATGATGCAGGATCATAATTATGCACTTACTGAACTAGAAAATATGATACCCTGGGAGAGAGAAATATATTTAATGATGTTAATTGATCATATGAAAGAAGAAGAGCGAAGACACAAAGAGCGACAGCAAAAGCAGTAGGAATAAACGATGGCCCAAATAAAAGACTTAAACGATCTAGCAAATCACATGGCTGCTTATAACGCTCAAGATGCAAGATCTCAAGCGAAGCAGAGTCATTCGCTTGAAGAATTAAATATTAAATTTACACAATTCATTGATTTTATGAAAGACCAAGCTGCTGAGACAGAAAGAAGACGTATAGAAGCAGAGAGAGAAGCAAAGCAAGCATCTAATGCTCCTCGCCGACCGACGTCTAGCTCTAGTGGCTCTACTACGTCCGGACTTAACTTACCAAACATTCCTGGAATTAAAGGAATAGTTGCATTTACTGCTGGATTGGCAGCATTAGGTGTCGCCCTTGCTGGCCTTCGTGGGTGGGAAAAATTAGCTATAAAAAATGTTGATAAGATAGGAAAAGCTTTAAAAGGACTTATACCGTTAAAAACTGCAGACAAACTTCTTGGAAAATTAGTTCCTGCTCCATATGCTAATTTTTCTATGTGGTTTTTTGACAAAATAGCTAAGTTAAGAGGATCTGCATTAAGAATGTTTGGATTTGATGGTGATATGAAAGGAGCAGGACCTAGGCAGTTAAACACTGGCAGCCGCGAATTGAAAACACCTCTTACTACACAAATATCTACTAGAATGGCAAACTTCATGAACGGATTAAAGGCTAGATATTACTCAATGGTAGGTCTTGGTATAGACGGAAAACCCGTTACAAGCCGTGGTCCCGGTGGAAGATTTACGGCTCAACCAGTTTCCATAGTTCATAGAGTAACTCAAGGAATAAGCAAGATACTGCAACCACTACGGGCAGCCGGGTCTGCTATAACAGAAGTAATGAGTGGAGCGTTTGGAAAAATGTTATCATCAATCGGTTCTGTTGGATCATCTATTAAGGGATCAGCTGTTTTTACTTTATTTAAAGGAATATTCAATAAAGTATTATGGCCTATTGGTGTCCTCATGTCAGCATTCACAGGAATTCGAAAATTTCAAGAAGAGTCTGGAAAAGGTGAGAACTGGGCAATGTCTTTTGTTGAAGGACTTACTACTGGGTTATCTAATTTTGTTGGAGCACCGTTTGATTTAATTAAAAACGCAATGCTATGGATTCTTAGAAAACTATTACCATGGGGAGTTGGTGACGACGGTAAATGGGATGACGGATCTATGATAGGAAAAATTGGTATCTGGGCCGAACAGTTTTCCTTTGAAAAATTATTTAAAAGCTTATTAATGGCTCCAGTCCGAGCCATAGAAGGTGTAGTAGCATTCATTAAAGATATATTTTCTGATGATAAAGATCCAATGGCTGTAAGAAAAACTGGTGAACTTAGTATGGTTCAAAAAGCTTGGAGCGGTGTCACAAGTATATTTACAGTAGCTCTTCCTAATAAAATAGAAAGTATAGTAACAAATTTTAAAGAAGGTATATCGCTGTCAGCCGGTGCTCTTTGGGATGATTTAAAAAATGTATTTACGGTTGCTATTCCTGCAAAGATAACAGCGATGGTAACATCATTTACAAACCTATTTGCTAAAACAGAAGGGGCCGAAGGAGATCCACAGCCAAATGGTTCTGTATGGACTGGGATAAAAAATATATTTACTAGTTTTATTCCTAATATGATTTCTGATATTGTTACTGAAGGTAAACAAATGATGAGTGGAATTGTTGAATCAGTTGTAGAAAAATTACAAGGGCTGATAGATATGATATTTGACTTTATTCCTTCGGCTGCAGACATAAAAAATAATGTTGTAAGTACGATTGGCGATATGCCAATGGGAAATAAAATATTAGAAACATTAGGTTTAAAGCCTGTCGCGCTCCTCGATATGAATGCAGAATATCAAAGAGAAGCATTTGGCACACTTCCAACAGTTCAAAGTTTTGAAGCAGAAGTTGTAGAAGCTGTCACGAGTGCAGTAAAGATGGGTGTTGATAGTGCTGTTGGCACCGATCCAGAAGATCGAACTCTAAAGGGAGCTGGGGTTGCGTTGTTTAATGCATTAACTGGTGATGCTGTTACAAAGAAACTTATGCCTTCTGCGCAAAGAGCTGCTGATGAATTAAGAGATGCCTATTTTAGTTTAGAAGGTGCAAGAAGTCAGGGCCAGGGCGTATTAATTGGAAACATTGACAATAGCACAACTTCAACATCAGCACCAGTAGTTGTACCAAATGCTCCAGCTGGATCTTCTTTTGCAAGAATGGATTCCAGATTTGAAGGATGGGGTCCGCCAAATAGACAACATCTTCGAACATATTAATAAAAAAAATGCCGGCTTAATGCCGGCATTTCTCAGTTATATTTAATCATTGACTAAATTAGCAAAATGAGACATAATATCATCTTCATCATCTGAACTTGATACTGCATTTATTGTGGGCTCAGGAGCTGCCTTAATAGCAGGTGATGGCCGTTCTTCACCTAGACTGCGTTCTTGAGCCATGGTAGATGCACCACCAGCAGCTGCTTCGCCTAGTACACTCATTAGCTTAGTTTTTAGTTCAGCATATGATTTATAGCCGTCTTCTGCATACTTGTTTAAATCATGCATGGAATTATAAATTCCTTCAAGCTTTGCATCATCCTCAGACAATACTTCTTGACGAGCAAATTCTGATTTATCATAATTGCGATAGCCTTCAACATCCCGAATTTTTAGTTTGAAGTTAGCACCAGACCAAAAATCAAATGGGTTGATTGGCTCTTCATCTGCAAACTCTGGTTGCATTGCATCCATCAATTTGTCAAAGATTTTCTTGCCATACTGATAAAGAAATACTTTACCCTCATTAACAGGATTACCTGGATCAGATACAACTAGAATATTTGACACATGATGCAACCGCCGCTTTTGGCGACGTGCTGTTTCTTTATCAGCTTCTAGTCCAGTATTCCATAGCTTACTATTAAGCTCTCCGACTGGATCGTCTTGACCAATAGATGTAAGTGATTTTTCGATATACCATTTACCAGTTGGACCTTTAAAACCATGATCCCAATAGCGAACCCATGGAAGTTCGGCACCTTCAGTAGCTGGAAGAAAGCGAATAATAGCATAACCATTATTCTGTTTATCGACAGTAGGCTTCCATATACGATCATCGGTATATTTATTTGAAGAAGCCCCTCCACCAACAGCTTCGGCTGCCGCAACGAGTTTGTTGATTTGACCGCGGTCACGTTTAAGATTTGCAAAAGACATATTATATTCCTTATATTTGCTGAATTATGTTTTATATTACTGAATTATTATACAATATATTGTACGCTTTGTACATTGTTATATATCATTATTTTCTGACGAAAATAACTGTTTCTTTGCCAGTGTCTGGATTAACTGATGGGATCGCAACATGACCTTCCGGAACAGGTTGAGTTCCGACATATTGCCACGTATTTCCCGCCGCAGCATTTGCTGGACCGGCAGCAAAAAACTCTTCATTATCATTCAAAAAGAGCATCGTAATCATAATTAGTTCAAACATTTTTGTTTTCCTTTGTTTGTTTTATGTGTTTATATAGTTGATAGTAATAGTCAAAAGTTACAGGATAGTTGTCTGGGTCTGGTAGTACTCCTTTAAACATTTTAATAAATTCTTGTATTTCGCTATCTGTCATTTTCCATACTCTGTCTTTTATCACAGTACATTACCCACATATACCAAGAAGCATACAGAGGTATAATGGCATTTAAATTAATTATTGGAGGCAATATCATTATTGCAGCTGGAAATATGAACATTGCCATGATAGCCACTGCTATGTAATCGTACCAACGTATCATTCAAATAGCAATTCATTTTGTTTTGGTAAAAAATTAAGACTCATCGCTTCAGCCTCAATTTTTTCTTTAATTACTTTTGAGATAAACTTTTTAACATCTTGCGGATCAATATTTGTTATATCACACGTCTCAATTACAGCATCCATATACGATAGCTTCTTATCAATTACCTGTGATTCAATAATTTTACTAAATTTTGCACGATTCATAAATTGTATTTCTTCGCTCATTTTATTCCTTTCTACTTTGCCAAAGCTCTTAATATGATAACATCTTTATTGATGCGTCCATTAACATTTTTTGTTGTCTTAGTTGTAAGCTTTGACCATTCTTTATTAATCTGAGTCGAGGACTTACTCAAAATTGTTGGAATAAATTCATCTGGCTTACGAAGCCGTGTGCTCCGACATAAGTCAGCATCTAATCCGAGAATAGTAGTACCTTTGACTTCAAAGCCAATTGCCTTTTGACACACATATTCAGTTAATTCTCTGTACTTCGTATTAAAAGTATAAAGCCGCATTGCACCAATAACTGAAGTTGGTGTAATAGATGTTAGCTTATATTCTTTTGACTCTTTTGCATAGTTAAGTTTTTCAACTTGTTTGTCTGCGGTTTTAACTTTAGGCTTACGAGTAGCTCGCAATGCTTTCTTTGAAGCCATATACTTTTCGATCTCAGCACATAGTTCGGTAAGAAATTTTAGATATTTTTTACGACGTGATGTTGACCAGTTTGAATATGCCTCAAGAAGATCTTCAGGCTTATCATTGACAAGCTCATCGATTTCATTCATCTGAGGTGTATAATATGCGAGAGCCGTCTTAGCCATATTATATGGAGCATCGATTTTCTTTAATTCATCATAAACTGAATAGTCGCCAGCAGTTTCCCAGCT